CGCTGTAAAGATTTTCGCCCGGAAGACGAGCCATAAGCTGGTCTGCGGTTGTGATGTCGTAAGGGTTAATGAGAGGCGGCTTATAGCTCACTGTCTCATATCCCTGACTTTTAAGCACCTGTCCGCCTACGCGGGGATGCACGAATGCAGCCATTCTGCGGTCGCCCTTCTTGATGTCGATGTCAACTCTTTCTGTGGAGAATGTTTTGACATTGGTAAAAAAGGTATCGCGGAAAAAGGTGTGAACGGGCGGGTTCTGGCGCACCAGCTCCGCGAGATACCTCGGTTCATAGATGTTGATAGTATTGGGCATTTCTTCTCCCTCCTATTTTCCTTTCTTCTGATCCTTGGCCGCGCCTTTCTGCGCGTCCTTGTTTTCCTTTTTGCCGCCCTTTGCTTTGGGCGGTACTGTAGCGTTAGTTACCATAGTGTTATGCCTCCGTTTCAAGCGTCAGGCCGTTAAGCAACCATTTCTTGGTTACGCTGCGGCATCCGCTCTTGCTTGCCGTGAAGATCAGGTGTTTTGTGAGAACGTCCTCGCTCTTCACGCGCAGGATAAGGATTCCGTCGCTGTCAAGAGTAACAACTCTTTCGCCGTCTTCGACCTGACTTGTGATGGTTACGCCGTCAACATCCGGTACTGCAGCATGTACTACGAGGTAATTGCCGCTCTGTTCCGACACATCCCCGGAAAAACCTGTATACCCGGTAACGTATTTCAGAGTGCCCTCGATCGCCCTGTCGCTGATCGAAACACCTTCCTGCAGATTTGCTACAACCTTACCGAGCAGGTCTGTCCCTGCCGCTATATCTGCGTCAAGCTGCAGGGCGTTTAAGGGTTTACGTCGTCTCCTTTAAGAAAGATTCCGATGTTGCGGAAAGGCACTTCCAGATCGGCGATAGTAACTCCGGTTTCGAGCACGAGCGCATCGGCGAAGAATTCTCCGGTCAGATAGATCACAGCATCATCGCCGCTTGTTACATCGTCGGCAACGATACCGTAAAGCCCGGTTACTACCGCTGCGCCGCCGTCTACTACAACCTTGGCAGCTTTGCCACTAGCATTAAGGATTACAGGCGCGCCTTTTTCAAGGTTTGCGGCCGCTTCCTTTACGCCCGTGGTAATGCCAATAGCAGTACCGGCAATGAGATATTCAGGATCATAACTGAATGTCTGTTTTGCAAGATTCATACCCATGTTGGTACCTCCTTTACTTCTTGCTGGCTTTCCTGATTTCTTCGGCAAAGTCATAGGCTTTGTCGTCGCTTTCGGCCTGCGGAACACTGTTCACACCGCTCTTGGCCGCATCTTCTTTTGCATCCTTGACGTGCGTTGCTCCCTGCGCCTTGGCGTTCTTGATAGCTTCCTTGGCATAGTCTTCTGCGGAGATCGGCTTCTCAAACTTTGCGGAGTTTGTAAGCTCTTCGCTTCCGGGCAGTGCCATGTCTTCGATTTCGCGGATGCGCTGGCGTTCTTCGTCTCTCGCCTTATTCGCCGCCGCCTCTTCGAGCTGGGCGACCAGATCAGGATATGCCTTCCTCAGATCGTCCACGGTTTTGATTTCCATAGTGGGATCCTCCTTCCCGTTCTCTGTCCCGGCATTGCCGGTGGTGATATTTTCAGAACCGCTGGCGGCGGGGGCTGCTGCCACGCTGTCCTTAACGAATTTAGGGGCCTTATCAAAAGGCAGTTTTGAATCAATACTGTTGACGAAGAGCAGACCGCCGCGGTTCTCGTATGCGGTGTTTTCTGTGTTTATAAGCTCGTCAACAAAGCCGTTATCCTTCGCTTCCGCGCTGGTCATCCAGCTTGTCGCGTCCATCTGCGCGGCCAGCTCGTCTTTATCTCTGCCGGTCTTTTTGACATACAGGGAAAGAATGTTCTCGCGGATAGTAGCAAGCGCGCTGATATAGCTTTCAAGCTGTTTGCTCTCGTAGTAACCGAGCAAGCCCATCTTTACCGGATGGATCATATAGGTGCCGTCTTCTGCGGCCGTAACCTTGTTGCAGTGGCAGGCAACGATAGTCGCCGCGCTGGCGCAAAGCCCGTCGATCTGTGCAACAACGTTTGCCGGGTTGCTTTCCAGCTGATTTCCGATAGCCTGCGCCGCGAACACGTCGCCGCCGCCGCTGTTGATGCGCACGGTTATTTCGCTTACCGGGCCAAGCGCTGCAAGGTCTTCGGCAAACTCCTTCGGGGTTACCTCGTCGCCCCACCAGCTTGTGTCCGAGATTTCGCCGTAAAGCAGCAGCTCCGCACTGTTTGCGGTTTTGTTCTTGAACTCCCAAAATTTCTTTTTCGGCATGTTATGTCCTCCTTTGCTCTTCGGGCATTCGCGCCGGGTCTCTTCGCATTGGCGGCATCTGCTCCTGCTGCGGCGGGTTTATGATGTCGTCCACTTCTTTTTTCTGCTTCGCTTCGATTACCCGCTGGCGAATGTTCGTGTTGTAGTCGCCACCAGTCATTTGTGCGGTCTCTTCCTGTGCTGTGGAGAAACCAGCCTCGACACGTTTTGTTGCAGCTTCCACTTCCTGCACCGGGTTAAGGTTCGTTCTGGCTGGGCCATTCCAAGTGCTGCCGGTATACGCCTTGCGATAAACAGGATCGCTAAAGAAGCCGGGTGCATCTATGCGGCCAAGCCCGACAGCCTCCGCAAACCATTCTTCATAGATCGGCTTGCAGAAGTCGTCAGAGAACCAATCTCTGTGCATCGTGCATGTGCGCCAGAATTCATTAAGCGCACCTCGAGCCGCGCTGTAAGATGTTGAGAACATCTTCAGCAGGACTTCGGGCGGAATTTCGAGCGCCGCGCCGATCTGCTTAAACATCGCGTTCGTAAATGCGTCATACCCCGTATTCGGGTGTTTCGGGTCTGCAAATACAACGTCTTCGCCGGGGTTAAGGTCTGCTATGGCACCGGGGCCAAGCTCTATGCTCGTCTGATCCGCATCGTCTATAAGCTCTTCAGGCGGAAGCATTTCTCCAAAGGGTCTGCCGTCTGACGGGGAAAGCTTCTTTACAAAGACCGTGAAGAACGCGGACAGCACCGCCGCCGTTATCTCCGCCTCTGTATATCTGCCGAGCTGCTTAATAGTCTCAATGACCGGGGCAAGCATAGGCACGCCTCGAAGCTGTCCAACGCGCTCTCGGTTCATTACATGAAGCACATTACGCCTTCCGGTCTTTTCTCCGTAGGCTTCAACTCTATTCCAAGTTATCTGTCCGGGTTCCATCGCCGAAGTGCTCGAAAGAGGATGCCTGCTGCATATCCAGTACGCAACAACCATACCGTCTTTGTCCGTCTCAACGCCCTGTACTATTTTTTGTACCTTATGCCCGTTCACAGCACACGGGGCCAGTCTGTCGTAGCCGTCCGGGCTGCATATCCGGTCTGCTTCGATAAGCCTTATTCGGAGGCTATACGGCTGCCCCGCCTGCTCTTTCATGGGAAGAAGGGCGAACACATCGCCATTCATCAAGAATGACAAAAAGGCGAGCTGCTGCAGCTGGTAGAAGTTGTCTACACGGTCTGCATCGCAAACAGGCGTATCGGCCCATAATGCGAACTCCCGCATTATCCTTGTCTGAAGCGCCGAGGTCTGCTCGTCGTCAAGCCCCAAAAATGCTGCGTCGATCTTCGGCGCAAGCATAAGGCCACCGGCAATTACATTCGTGCGCATGGTTTTCAGTGCTGCCGCGGCCGCGGGAATGCCCATATAAGCATCCCGGCTCCTTTGCCGAAGAACGCTGATATTGTCTTCTATGTCTTCTTTTGAACTGCCGCCATAAAACGCCCAGCCGCGCATGATCTTTTTTGTGAGATTCGCACCATAATTGCCATAGCCGCTGTTGATGATCGCCAGCGCATTTCTTGCCGCTTCGCGTCTTAATGCGACGGCCGGGGCAAATGCGGCAATAGTCCGGTCAATTACATTCGGTTTTGCCATAATCGCCCTCCTTAAACATCACGCGGAACGCCGCGATAAATGCGGTTTCTGCCGCCGTTCTTCTCTTCCGCTTCCGCCTCTGCCAACTTGCCAGCCCAGTACTCCATTTGTTTGCGCACTGCTTCCAAGTCTGCCCTTGTAAGCATCCTGTTACCGATCTGGTATTTCTGCCCGGTCGCTATTGCGTCCTCGGCATCCATCCACGTCTGCAACTTCTGCTTGCATATTTCTTTAGAGAATACCGCCATTGCTTATGCCTCCTGATATTTGCCGCCTGCCGGTTCTGCGCCGCGGCTGTTTGCCGTCTTCCGGTTTCTGCAGCTGCGGGTTAATGATGTCCAGCGCGGCCTGTGCATAGTTTCTGATATCCAGCGGCTCGTTTCTTTTGTGGGTGCTGTCCTTCAGCTCCCACATAACCACGCTGCGGCCCTTCCTGAATCGGACTACCTGCTTTTCAGCTGTAAGCCCGACAAAGTATTCTTCGTCATAGCCTGCCTCCTCGTTCTCCGGGAAGTGGCAGTAATTCGGCCCCGGAGACTGCTTTTTCAAGCGCTGGTATAGCATCGCCTTGCCAGCGTCTACTCCTAAAACGAAAAGCGGAGCCTTCGCCCTGTTGTTGGTCGTCGGGTTCCGCAGCCACGGCACGTCTGCGCCGCCTTTACCTTTGATCGCCCATACGTTCCGAGCCATCCGCTCTTTTGTAAATCGGTATACCTGCATAGCGTGGTGTCCGCCGCTGTCTACGCATACCGACGATATATTGAGCACCGATCCGTTTGCTTTCCTGAATTGCAGGCATAAGAACGCGTCCAAGTCCTCCCATACCTGTTCTTTGAGCATATCGCCGAATATCTTCTGATAGCGTATGCC